TCAGCAATCTTTGGTTCACTAATTGCTTCCGATGCGATTTCATTTGAATCTACAGCGTTGTTAGCAATTTGTAAGTTTTCTATTGCGTTATCTGCTAATTGTGCAGTATCTATTGCTTTGGATACTAATTTACTTCCAGCAATACTACCTGCTAACTTTGCATTAGTAATAGAACCAGCCAATTGAGCATTTGTAACTGTGCCTGATAAACTAGTAGTAGGCAAGGCAGTTGCATTAGTTAACACTAATGCTGATGGTGTTCCTAATGCGGGTGTTGTTAATGTTGCATTAGTAGCAGTTAACTTGGTAATAGCAGTAGCACCTGAACCATTAGGTGTAATGTTTATTGCACCATTTGTATCTGTGCTAATGATTGTATTACCATTTAGATTCAAGTTATCCACAGTAATTGCTGTTGCACCTGTAATAGCCCCAACCAATTCCAAATCGCCAGATATACTTAGTTTGTTAGCACTAGGTCTGTATGCGAAACTACTATCAGTATATGGAACTTGGTCAGCAGTTGTAGTAGATGCTGGAACAAAGACAGGATAAAACCAATCGCTACTATTTGTTGCAGTTGTATCTAAAGCATTACCCGGTCCTACTGCGCCAGTTGCACCTGTATCACCATCTTCTCCATCATCTCCATCATCTCCTTTTACACCTTGAATGCCTTGTTGCCCTTGCGAGCCTGTCTCTCCAACAGGACCAACATCCCAAGTATTATCACCTCTAAGGAAGGTTGAGGATGATTTCGTTCCTGTTGCAGTTAATCCTGTTGTAGCAATTAAACCTGTTGCATTAGTTAGAACACCACTTGCAGGGGTTCCTAATGCTGGTGTAGTAAGTGTGGGGCTTGTTAGAGTCTTATTGGTTAGAGTCTGTGCAGTAGTTAATTGCACAATGTTGCTATTTGTAATACTAGCAATCTTAGTAGAGGTAGCGGCATTACCTGTTAAAGCACCTTCAAAGGTATCTGCTACTAATGTTCCAAGAGTGAACCCACTAGTAGTATTAACTGTAGTTGTAGGAACAGCATGAGAATTACCCGTAGTGGCAAACAGTTTCCATTTATCTGAATCGCTTGAGTCTCTAAAGAGTCCAGCGTATTTTGTTCCACTACTAACATACTTTGCATAGAAACCAACATCTAATGAATCTGCTGTGTTTCCACTAGCCATAGAGATTAATGGGTCTTCAACATTCATCGTTGCTGTGTCCATAGTTACAGTATCACCGGAAACTAATAAGTCACCTGTTACTGTTAAGTCACCACCAGTAGTTATTGTTACACCATTACCAATAGTAGTAGCAGTATCAATTTGAGGTAGCCTTGCTTCTAAGTTTGCCACATTTACATTAATATCAGTATTATGATTTACATCAGTTACTTTAGCATCATTTAATGCAACTCTTTTTTCTAATTTACCCATACCTACTAATAGAGTATCTGTTGCGGCTACTGCCCCACCTGTTGATGTGCTTAATCCTGTTAATACTTTGGCTATTACCTGTGCATTTGTTAATTGAGTATCTGTGTTTGTTGTGTAACTAGGTGTAGCCCATACAGCAGTTCCACTTGAATCATATTTTAAGAACGCACCTGAACTTCCTCCTGTTGGAATATGTTTATTACCAGCAGATGTTGGATGAGTATAGACTGTATCTGTAGAAGTAATTGTTAAATTTGTTCCACTAGGGGTTAGTGTTACATTACTACCCGCTACAAATTTAATATCTTGTGTTCCAGATGATGCACCACTCTTTGTTAATCTTAGAAGAGCATCAGCAGATGAATCAACCCATGATGATGTAAATATATTTTGAGTGTTAGTATCTGTATCGGGGTTAGCCCAAGTTCCATCTTTCTTTAAGTAAGTGCTACCACTACCTCCACCTAAGTTAGTTAATGCTGCTCCACTTGATATCGCAATATCATTTGCATTTACGGTTATTCCAGTTCCACCAATTACATCTAGAGTAGCAGTTCCACTTGCCGCACCACCAGTTAAACCACTTCCAGCAACAACTCCTTCTATATCACCAGAACCAGACCCGAAGTTTCGTGAATCAATATATTCTTTAATAGCACCTGAAGACATCAAATGTTCGTCAGTATCAACGAACTCAGAACCAATATCAATATCGTCAAATGCATGACTACCGAGAGTTATTGACCCTGCTGTTGTAAATCCACCCGCAGTAATTGTTCCTGTAGTAGTATCATTAGCATCATTCTTTAGGAATGCATCATCTACATTAAATGCGCTTCCACTTAGAGTTAAGTTAGTTCCACCTGTATATTGATTATTATTATCAGTTGATGTTATAGTAACTGTTCTATTATCTGTTCCTTCAAGAGTTACTCCTGTTGCTCCTGTGCCAACAAAAGTAATAGTTTCTCCTTGACTTATAGTAGTAGTATTAGGAGTGCCTTCTGAATCAGTCATATCAAAAGTAGTTAGTTGATTTGTATTAGTATTGGTTGTATAAGCCGGTAGACCAAATGTTCCGTCATGCTTTAGGAAGTGACCGGAAGTTCCAACTGAGGGTACTAAATTACCATTTCCAGTTCCTACTAAAGTTCTTATTGTTGATGCGCTGTTCTGAGTATTAGTATCTGTTGAACTAATTACACCAGCAGATATTGCTACATTAGTACCTGCACTAAATTTACCTCTAACATCAGCCGTTGATAATTGTGTGTTTGTATTAGTGGTATAGGCAGGTATGCCAAATGTTCCGTCATGCTTTAGGAAATGTCCACTTGTTCCAGCAGAAGGAACTAATCCAGAATTACCCGTATCAATTGCAGAAGAATATGCTACATCGGCTGTCCTTGCTAATGTTCCTGTTGCACTAGGTAATGTAATTGTTACATCACCTGTTAATCCTGTCACACCAATTAATTTTGTTTCTTTATCTGTGTGTGCGCCTGTTGCATTACTTTCAAATAATACACCATTACTAACAGTTGTTGTTTCAACATTAGCAGTTGTTGTTGTTCCAGTAACAACCAATGAACCTGGGATTGTTACCACAACATCTGATGCATCACCAATAGATACAGCACTAGATACTTGTCCTAATCTAGTTATTAGATTAGAAGTATTTACATTTATATCTGTATTGTGATTTGCATCAGTTACTTTAGCATCATTGATATTCACTCTATACTCTAATTTTCCAAATGCTTCCCTAATCTTATCTGCGGCAACTACGCTGCTTACTGAACTAGCGGTTGAATATCCTGTTACTGCTAGGTTTGCTATTTCAGTAGCAGTTTGGTCAGCAGTAGCACCTGCTTCAGAATTACCTAAGAATGTTAATATTTGTGCTTGTGTTAATTCTTCAATTACACCATTTGCTCCTGAAACTCTACCAAGTATTCTTTCGTCATTAGCAACATTTTGCATCTTAGCATAAGTAACAGCATCAGCCGCAATGGTTAACGCAGTTGTACCTGTTACATCACCTGTATGTGTAGCGTTGGGTGCGCTATTTGTAATGGTTGCAGAATAATCTCCGGCAGAAATATTTGATTGACTTATTGATATACCTGCTCCAGCGGTTATATCAACCCCCGTCATATCCCCAGTACCTATTCCAAATCCATAATTTTCTATTTTCTCTTTAATAGCACCTGCCGACATTAAAGTTGTATCGCTGTCTGTAAATGTAGTTCCAACATTCACTTGAGTAATTCCAGTAGTTCCACCAGCAGAAGTATCAAATTTCCAAGTTCCTGTGGTAGTAAATCCACCCGCAGTTAATACATTTGTAGAAGGGTTATAAGAAAGTCCCGCATCAGTATATGGAACTTGACTTGTTGCTACCGCTGATGGCACTAATGAAGGATAATAAGTAGAATCAGCAGTAGCGGCAATAGTAGTTAAAGCATTACTTGGCCCTGCCGCCCCTGTTGCACCTGTGGCTCCTACGGCTCCTGTTGCTCCTGCGGCTCCATCTTCACCATCTGCACCTGCCGCACCATCAGCACCAGAAGAACCAGTAGCCCCAGTTCCACCACCAGAAGCAACCCAATTACTATTACCTGTTGCTGATGCTCTATACAGAATATTACCGGCATCTGTATCTATCCACAAATCACCTATTGCTGTTGCGGTTGGAGGACCGGGCTGCCTAAAGGTAGTTACCTGTGCTTGGTCTAAAACAGAACCTAATCCAACATTTGATGCAGTAGTGCTGGTATTTTTATAATTTGCATCTGTTATGCCTAATTCTGTTCTAAGACCACCTGGAGTTCCACTAGAACCGAATGCTTCATCCCACCAATCTTGTAATTCCGAAGAAACTTCACTCATATCAATATTTGTTGCATCAATATCAGTTATCATTGAACCATCACCTATAAATCCATCTACCGATGTAATCAAACCTGCTTTTATATCAGCATAATCAAAAGATGAATGGTCCAGATTAACTGTAGTTGTGGGTTCAGCAGTTAATTTATCAAAGAAAATCCAGGGATTAGATAACCCGGAACCATCGCGTATAATACCAGCATACTTAGTAGTAGATAATTCAGTATATTGAGCATATAGTCCAACATCTACAACATCAGCAGCATTACCCTTTGCTAGTTTAATTAATGGGTCTTCAACAACTAAGGTAGCAGTATCAACTGTAGTGGTTGCCCCACTAACAGTTAAATTTCCGCTTAAAACTAAATCAGTAAATGATGCGGCTGCATCAGTAGTGGCCTTAGTATCTATCTGTGTTTGAATAGCAGAAGTTACTCCATCTACATAATTAAGTTCAGTTGTAGTTGCTGTAACTCCATCTATAATGTTGAGTTCTGTGGCAGTAGCCGTTACTCCATCCAAGATGTTGAGTTCTGCTCCTGTTGCAGTAATAGGAGTATTGCCTAACTTAAAGTCACCTGCTAGAATATGAACATATCCTGTTCCCTTTGACCTTAATCCTAAGTCTATATTATTATCACTACCTACGGCATTGATTAGTGGGAGAACACCGCTAATGTTATTTTGGATTTGTATATAATTTACCGCGTTTGTTGCTCCGTCGAATAATAACAGTTCATTATTATTAGAATCTATTATTCCTTTACCATCATTTAATCTAATATTGTTTGCGCCTAATGCAAGAAGACTAGTTAGAGTTAATCCATTGAATGTAGCACTATTACTTGTTCCCAAACCTAATGAAGTCCTTGCTGTTGAGCCAGATTCAGCAACCCAATTAGTTCCATCGCTTACTAGGAATTTACCATTACTTTGTGATATACCTGCTATATCTGTTAGACCAGCATCATAGGCTTGAATATCAGTTCCAATTTCCAAATCTAATATGGACTTTACTTGGGCAGGAGTTAATCCTTCTAAGGTGGTTGCGCCAGTAAATCTAGCAAAGTCTGATGTTTCGGGAACATTCCCAGAACCAGCAACACTAACTGAACCAGTCATTCCACTACCATATTCAGATGAAACTGGTATGGAATAGTAAGTGCTTCCATCATTAGTAAATTGCCATCTAGCAGCAGTATGATTGTATTTAAGAACTGCGTGTGGTAAATCAGCACCACCAATAGGTGCTTTCCCTCGTTCTATTTCAATACCTGAATCAATAGCACTAGAGGAAGTAGTTCCTGCATTAGTAGACCCTATGACTATTAATGGGTCAGCAATAGTTAAATCATATGTTGCCCCACCAATATGTAATGCGCCCTTAATATTTACAGTAGTGCCTTCCCCTGCGGCTCCTGTTCCAATATTAAGAGTATCATTATCATCAAGTAATGCTAATGCTGACTTTACATTTGCCTTGTCTGTAACATCAGCACCAGCCTCAACACCTGTTGTGGCCCCTACTGTGAGTGATGCTGCTGTGCCACTAAAATTGGTTCCTGTAAATGTAGGGGTTGCTCCACTAACAACTGATTGGTCTAATGCTTTAACATGGGTAATTGCTGTTAATTCGCTATCCATTAACGCGCCAGCACTTGTTACATTTGCTGTATCTGTTACATCAGCATCGCTTTCTACACTTAATAGGGTTTGAACCGCAGCAATATTAGCGGCAGTAATAACTCCTATCATCGGTGCAGATATAGCAGATGCAACACCAGCATTTGAGGCAGTTCTACCAACAATGGTTCCACTAGCAATATTAGCCGTCTTTGCTAGTGTTACAGCAGCATCAGCAATATTACCTGTTGCCACTCCACCACTAGGAATCAATCCAGAATTACCCTCGGAGATAGCAGAAGTATATGCTATCTGTGAAAGTAATCCTACTGTTCCTCCTGTCGTTGGTAATGTAATATTAATATCACCACTTGGGTTTCCTCCCTTCAAGAATGTTTCATGTGCATCAACAGTTGTTCCTTCAAATATTACACCATCACTTGTGCTAACCACTTCAATATCTACAGTTGTGGTTGTTCCAAGAACTGATAAATCACCGGGAATACTTACTGCTGTATCTTCATCACCAAGAGTTAGTGTAACATCTCCTACATTGGATAATGCTGTTGCTACATTAGTAGCACTAGGTAGAGTATCTATTGGAACTGTCCAAGTCCCATCTTGATGAAGGAACTTTACAGTGCCATAGGTATTAGCAGGTGGAGCAGGGACTAAACCTCTTGTTCCAGCAGTTGAACCATTTGGTGCTGAAACAAAATCAGTGAATATAGCAGTAGATGGAACAACCGATTTTACATTAACAAAAGCCCAATCAGAACTTATTGATGTTGTTGAGGCATTTTCTGTTGGTGAACTACTAATTGCTCTCTGAGTATCAGTAAAGACAGCACCAGAAGAAGGGACTGTTGCCCCATTGAGTGTTGTTGCTAACAACTTAGGTATAGTAACTGCATCGTTGGCATCTCCTATTTGAACTGCTCCACCAAAATCATCATTAAGTCTATCCTTTAGATTAGCCACAGAAACATCATCATTAGTATCTGTAAATACTGCGCTTGTTGGAACTGCTGTTTGAACAGTTAAGGAATTAACAGTATTTGAGTTAATCGTCATAGCATTGATTTCCGATGCTGTTAGTTGCGTATCTGTATTAGTTACCTTATCATCATTCAACCTTATTCTTTTTTCCATCTTACCGAATGCTAGTAATATTGAATCTGTTGCTGCAATATCAGATGTAGTCCCTGTTACATCCAATCCTGTTAATACTTTACCAATAACACCCGCATTGGTTAATTGGTGGTTTACATCACTTACCTTATCATCATTTAATCTTACTCTATTTTCCATTTTACCAAATGCGGCTAGTATTGTGTCTGATGCTGCAATATCACTCCCACTTGATACATTTAAGCCTGTTAATACTTTACCAATAACACCTGCATTATTTAATTGAGTATCTGTATCGGGATTATCAACTAAAGTGAAAGTGGTTGTGCCATTAGCAGCAGTTACCAAATTTACGAATTTAGTTGTTATTCCTGAAACTGGCGTTGATGGAACAGAAGGCCATGTTACAGCACTTGATAAATCATTAGTTTCAGTATAGGAAGTTAGATAACTACCTGATGCTTGCGCTCCTAAATCTGATAACATTTCACTATTAGTTCTAGGAGTAGCAGTAAGCAAACTACTTCCATTGGTTGTTAACTTAAGGAACCTAGTTTGACTAGCACCCATATTAATAGCAGAAAGGGCCACTAAATCAGCATCTAGTGTTACTTCATTTGCTGTCTTAATTAGTCCTGTTCCAACAGTTATCTGTCCTAGTCCTGAGAATTGAGTAAAGGACAAAAGGCTAGTTCCTAATGTAGTTGGTTCAGTTGTAAGAACATAGCCTTGATTACCATTGGTTGTTCCTTCTTCAATCCACACAAACATACCTGAATTAATCTTGGCTATTGTATCTGCATCAGTAGTCCTAGTTAAGACCCAAGCAGTAGAACCATCTCCTAGAGTGGTAATAGAATATATTCCATTTTGTTTAGCATCTGCTTGGTTTTTAACTAGAACTCTATTGGTAGCAATAATAGTTGATATTCCAGCATCAGTAGTAAATGCCCCATTACTACCTGCTGTTAGAGTTCCAGCACTATTATTATAAGTTGCTGTTAATGCGGCTGTGGTAGCCATTCTTACTGAGTCTTTAATATCTAAGCCCTGCTTGATTGCATCAGCATAAGCCTTTGTAGCCCAAGTATTATCAAGTGCGGCATTTACTTGAGAATCTGATAATTGTGTATTTGTATCAGTAAATGCAGCATTGGCTGGAACATTAACACCTACAGTAAAATCAGTAACCGTAGCGGCATCAATGGTCATAGCATTGATTTGAGTTTCTGTTAATTGAGTATCTGTATTAGTAATTGCACCAGTAGCCGCACCAAGATAACCCCATTGGGTTGCTGTAATTGTTTCAGCACCAATGTTTTGTATTGCTGTTATTTCTGATGCTGCTAAATCATTGGTAAGAGCATAGACTGTATCTGTATTTGCAAGATTTGTTAATATAGATGCGCTGTTAAGATAACTTGTTAATTGAGTAACACTCATTTTCTTTAGCACACTTGGAGAACCATCATCACTAATCACAAATTTATCTGCGGAGGCAAGTGTACCTATTGCATCTTGTCCTGTTATATCACCAATTACAAAGTTTGATGACCCCTGACCGGAAGCACCAATAGCAGTTCTAAATTGAGCATCAGTTAATGCTGAAACTGTATTATCAGCATTCGTTCTAATGAATCTAACTGCACCTGGATTTGTTAATGTAATCAATCCTTCTCCCACAGTAGTTGAAGTAATTCTAGAATAAGCATTAGCCCCAGTTTTCTTTAGTAGCCCTGCTGTTGCATTAAGCCCTGCTAAGGCAGTTAAGTCTGCATCTAAGGATTGATATGTTGCTGATAAATCTGGCACATTACTAGCATGAATGGTAGTGCTAGAAATATTATTTACCCAATTATAGTGTTCTGCTGCACTAACTCCACTTAGACTGTTATGAGTAAAATTACTTGATACATAGGTAGTATCAGTAAATACGGGAGTAGAACCTATAGTTTCTCCATTAAGAGTGGTTGATACTAGTCTAGGGATTGTAACTATATCATTAGTAGTATCACCAATTCTGACGGCATTACCAGCAAATCCACTCTGTAATCCTGCCTTTAGATTTGCTGCTGAAACACTTACATCTGTATTATGGTTTATATCAGATACCTTAAGTGTATTGGCAGCAACATTAGTATTAGCCGAAACTAATGCTTCTGTATAACCCACCTTAGCCGTATTAGCATTAACAATAGTTTCTAGATTTTGGGTGCTTTCTCCACTTGGAATAGTAATAGTTCCTGTAAAGGTAGGAGAAGCAAACATTGTTGCTTTACTTTGATTAGTTACATTACCCAACCCTACATTAGTTGCAGTAGTGCCTACATCAGAATGAGTTACACCTGCTCGCATAGCAGTAGTAGTTATATTAGATATATTATCTAAGTCTAAATCTCCTTTTAGTTCCGTATAACTTCTCCCTACTAATTCACCACTAGCATTAAACTTTGGAACATCATTGGTTCCAATTGTGCCGCTTCTCTTAATCCATGCCGCAGAAGAAGAGATTTTACCATCAGCAATACTACCTGCTAATTGTGCATTTGTTACAGAGATTGTTCCTGCTATGTTGGTTCCCCATATAGCACCAACAGTAGCATTATCAGCAGGTGCATCAGTAGTTCCAGATACATTAGACCATGTAGTATTTGCATTTAATATGGTTGCATTGGTTGCTTTAGTAGAACCATTTTCTAGGTATATATTTCCTGTTCCACCCGAACCTAATCTTCCTCCAACAGTAGCGGCACTAGCAGGCAAAGTAGCCCAAATCTTACCAGAACCAGTAACTTGAGCCGAAGTGATTTTACCCATGAAATCTTCTGCTGTTTATATGCTGTTCCTGAAGCAGAATATACAGGAATGTAATCATTATCGATTACTGTCCCTGTTCCTAAATCAGTTAAGGAATTGAAATCTAAAGAAATGGTATTACTTGAATCGGCTAAACCTGTTGCGAAAGTGAGAGCATCTTGTTTAGCATTCCATGTGGCCGCCGTTGCTATTCTTGCATCAGCAAATGTTCCACTTGTTATCTTACTAGTCGCAAGATTAGGTATATCTGCCGTAACCCATGTTCCTGTTGTTGAAATTTTCGACTTGGCTAATGTTGGTATATCACCTGCGGCCAAACCACCATCTAGTATGCTTATCTCAGCCGCAGTAAGACCAGATGCAACACCATCTAATATGTTTATCTCCGCCGCAGTAGCAGTAATACCCAATGATGCTAAAGAACCTGCCCCTAATGATGTTGCTCCTTCAAGAAGACCAAGTTCTGTTTCACTTACATTAACATCGCCTATCCCTATTTCTCCTGTAAATGTAGGATTAGCAAACATTGTTGCCTTTGATTCATTGGTAACATTCTCTAACCCGACATTGGCCGCAGTAACTCCTGCTCTCATAGCCGCAGTTGTTATGTTTGAAACATCACCTAATCCAACATTAGCCGCAGTTGTGCCTGCTCTAATGTCTGCGGCACTTAAGTCATCTACATCTGTTAACCCTACCATAGCCTTTGAAATACCAACTACGGTTCCTGTAAAGGTAGGAGAGGCTAATGGTGCTTTTAATGCTATTGCGTTTGTTATGGTTGTATTGAATGCCGCATCATCATTGAATGCAGCAGCAATCTCATTCAATGTATTTAATGCTCCGGGCGCACCATCAATTAAAGCATCTACTTTAGCCTGTGCTAGAGTATTGATTTCTGAGTCTGTTCTTGGAACACCTGCACCAGCAGTAATACCATCCAACTTATTCTTTAGTGTGGTCGTGAAGTTCTTCTGAGTTAACCCGCCATCTCCTATTGAATATTCAGTATTTGTATCTACTGTTTTATCAGTCCATGATAAACTTCCAGCAGTTGAACCTGCTGTTAGAACTTTACCATTATTACTTGTGCTTGTTGCTATAACATGAAGATTTCCATCACCTGATGGATGAGTATAAACTGTATCTGTCGGAATAACCCAAGTGGCGTCTTCTCTTAGGAATTTAACTGTTGTTCCTGAACTAGCAGGGCTAGGAACTAAGCCACCATCATCATTATCAAAATCAGTTAAACCTAAATCTGATTTAACTTCGGCATAACTTCTTCCTTCTAATCCACTAGCAGTAAACTTAGCATAGTCATTATTTGCGGCATCAGCATCATCTACAAGAACAGCATTTTGATTTCCTATTCCAAATGTTAATGCGTTTTGAATAGTATTATTTGTCATTGTTGATGTAACAGTTCCTGTATCGTTATGTGTAATAACCGTTCCAGATATATTTGGGAAATTAATTGTTCTATTTGCTGTGGGAACAACAAAGCCCAGTTTAGTCCAATAGGCATTTGTCGTATTATATGTTTTGATTGCACCGCCAGTTTCTACTTCAAACCTTTTTCTGAATGAACCACTATTCTCATCTCCAGCAACTAAAGCAGCACTTGTCTTTTTAATTCCTAAGAATTGGAATTTTCTTGTTACAGCATAATCACTATCCTTTAATACTTGAACAACGGCTAATGGTATATCTCCCGATGTAGGGTCTGCTACTTTTATTGCACCAAGAGTTCCAGAAGGCTTTCTAAATACAACATTATTACTTGTATCTATACAAATTAAACCATACCAATCATAACCAGAATCTCCTTCCCAATCAGTAGCACCACTAGAAGGGGGAGTAGCATTAGTTGCTTCACTAAATTCAATATATTCTCCATTCCTAAAGAAGCCACCAGCACTAATATTGAATTTACCAGTTGATAACGAATCTATATTCATACCATGTGCTATGAATGAACCTGCATTAGCAACATTCAATGCCTTTATTATACCTGTATGTATAACATGGTTAGCACCATCTTGTAGGTGACCATGAGTAGTAGTGACTAAATCACTTATAAAGCCAGTATTAGTTTGATACGCCATTACTCTATCTCCACTCTAAAATTGAAGGTCAATGTTTCACTTGCTGATAGCGGCCCTATTGGATTGAAATTTACTCTGCATAACATATTACCTCCAGATGCTGCATCAAAGATACCTAACTCTGAAATAACATTGGAAGTTAAATCGCTCCCTAAAAATTCTATTTCATACACTAAGGTATTTCCCACCAATATTGGGGCTACAGTTTTAGTATCACTAACTTGACTATCTAGTGTAGTTTGAGACATTGAAGTGCTATCTCCTCCATCTCCCACTCTAACATACTTAAATGCAATTCCTCCATTATTTAATTGAATGCCGGTTATTAACTTGGCAATCTGTTTTCTACCTGCATCAACAATCATAGTTTAATCTCCGTAACAACCTTTGTTTCCGATGGAAAAGCAAAATAGGTAGTAAAACTAAACAAAGCCAAATATGCTACCTCCTGATGTTGATTTCAATTCATAGTTTAATGACCTTTCTATTGGCATGAATTGGTCTAATACTGCCTTACCTGTTAATGTCTTACTAGTATTCTTTGTGAATAAATTTGTAAATCCAATAGATTGACTTAAGGATATTTCTGAAAGTCTTTCTGCAATACCCTTATTGAATGTTCCAACTGTTATCTTTGCCACACTAGACATTACATTTTCAATTTCAAATACTATGTAATCATCAGGAGGAATGTTATGATTGGGAAAGTTTAATGATATTAAATCGCCTGCTCGCATTAATTCAAAGCCAGTTTTTTCTAGAGTCAATGTTATTTTTCTTGATGGTTTATTGTGTAATTCTAACAAATCAAATGCCTTAATTTTTGCTTCCTGAGAATTCTTTATATTAGAATCTATATGCTTTATGGTTCTAGGTTTCTTTGAGGGTATTTCTACTGTGGCTTTTACATTGTCCCCTATAACTATAATCTTATTTCCCTTGTCAAATAGACTAGTATTGCTGTCCACTGATATTAAATTCGTACCGTCTCTATATTTTAATGCAAACTTTCTAAAAGTATTGTAATTCCTCAAATCTCTAATCTTTATTTTATTACCATCAAAGTTGTAGTCTAAAGATTTTTTTGCTGCCAAAAAATTGATAGCGGAGAATATGTCTTGGTCTGTGAAATTAGTGTTGAGGATATGTGGTCTTCTATCATATTTGGTGATTTCATCATTCTTCTTTGGTTTATAGAAGATGTTTAATACCACCAACGCTGAGTTCCCTGTTGGGTCAGAAGTGACCTTGCCTATTATTCTAATGAAATGCTTGTTGAAGTAGTAAGACTATCAACTATATTACCTGTATAAATTAGATTTCTCTCAGAAGTATCTATCTCAATATTATTTTCTTCCAGCATCTCTTCTATTGCCTTTTCAACATCTGTTCCTATTGAAAATGTAGTTCCAATATATGCTATCTTGGGTGACCTAATGCTTATTGAAGATGGGCTTTCTATTGTAATAGTTTCTCCAAAGGATACCACACCATATCCTTTTAATGTTCCCTCATATGAAAACCTTAACTTAGAACCCGTCACCTTAGTAACTAGTATATTTTTCTCTATTGAATTTATTCCATCTGTAATCCAGCAGTTCAATGAATCACCATTACTAAATAAATCATCAGCATCGGCTATGGTTCTTCGTTCTATATGAGTATTAGCATCACTTCCATAATCAACATCTAGTAATAAATACATTGAATATAGCCCTTCTTGATAAGCAAGATATTCTGTTTCTGTTACATCTGCTCCGCTTTCTTGTTCTATTCCAGTAATGTAATTTTGAGTTAACCCATCATATTTTAATCCTGTATCAAACATTTGATTTACCTCAAAATAATCTGGAGTATCTTCAAAGGTAGTTTCTGAAATTCTCATTAATTTGAAACTTACTCCTGCTTCATCCGCTGCTGTGTTCAAAGCATTATCTAATGTGAAAATGTGCCTTATGTAATCCCCATTCATATTAGTTGTGTGGTCTTTTATTCTTCCAATATACTTTGGAGAACCCATTGTTTTATGACTACCATAAGTTTCGCTGGGAAGATTACCATTGTCTAATTTTTCTGAGACCAAATAATAGCCAGTTAAATCAGGCATAAAGTCTAACCACTTATGGTTTGTAGTATCATTAATAGTAAAATTGAAAGTAGTTCCATAATTTGTATCACCCCCTAATACAAATCTTGGTTTAATAAACATTTGTGCTTGAAATAAATCTCCTCTTGGGGATGAAGAATCGGAATCTTGATGATAGTCGTCTCTAACTGCCCATGTCCTATCTGTTCCATCAGGAGCAGCATAAATATGTCTTTTAGTTTTTGCTCCACATACTACAAATTCTGTTCCATTGGTGTCAGTCATTGTTATATTAGGCGCAACCTGTCCCTGTGATGCACCATTATCAGCACTACCACTATAATCATCATAATGAGTATTTGTGCCATAAGTTCCCCTAGAAATTATGGCGCTGGTTGGTTTATTGAATGCCTTATTATCACTATCTTGCTTTGTGGCTTTTTTCAATTCTCTAAATAGTGCATGACTTTTTCCATACAAATCAGATTTAGTTCCTATTGCGTATTGAATACCATCATCTATTCCCCAAGTTGAAGACCAGGCACTTCCACTCCATACAGGGGTAAAGGTTGGTTGGCTTAATGCATTGATTACTCTAGATGGATGATACCAAATAGGATTATTTGTAGAAGAATCCCATTGTTTGGCTTCATGGAACAGAGAATATTCCTCATTATAATACCCAGAACCTAACACTCCTGAAATTACAGGGGCAAAAATATTCTGTGCATCAAATTTGTTATTACTGTGTATTAAGAGTGTGAAGTTAAAATAGTCTCTGTTTATTTCAGGTAATGCCAAATATACCTCTAGCATTTTAAAGTCATTTGCTCCCATTCCATTTAATCCTACCCCATTATCATCAGCAAGTAGTGGAAACATCTTTTGTCGTATTATGTATATTTCTCCTGTATAGGTATGGGAACCAGTAACTATATCTGCATATGAAATTTTATTTTGTGAACCAATAAGTGTTTCAATATATGCATATACTGTGCCATCCTTTTGATATGCAATATCGCCCTCAACAAATGTAACCGAATTTTCTAGATTAGCATGTATAGTTCCATTATAATCTTCAACACTATTTGTTCCATCTACTATCTTCATTCTAGGATAGTTGAAGTTAGTAATTTTATCATAGGCATCATTTCTAGCAACACTTTCATAATCAATAGGATTCAAGTGCCAATCAAAAGTGGCCTCAACTAATCTCATTATTCCAAACCTTTTTACTTCATTTGTCTTTGTAGGGGAACTAGATATTTCTATTCTCTCATAGTTTGAATCAGAAGTATTAGTATTATTAGTTGTGCCTGTGAAGTTTTGATGGGATATAGACTTTCCTTTTGAGCCTTCTGATTCAATCACCATTCCATAGGTAGAAAAGTCTTTTGTTTGTGCTTGTATATTATTCCATCTTAATTTAGAATCAGGATAAATATCTCCAATTGCTAAGAGTTCATAATTCTTTGCACGATAATCTATATTTTCTAGTTGGTTCCAATTTACGCTCTCGGGTTGAGAGTTCTCTTCATAAGATTCTATAGGAGGAACCCTATCTCCTGTTAATCCTACTCCTGTTGCGGTCCATAGATTTGATTCTCTCAAAGGTTTTAATGTTGGAGTTAAGTCAGCGTCAAGCCCGCTATCAGTAGGAGTTAATTTAGTCCCTAATCCATTTATTTTATACATAGGCATGGCAGCAGTAATTCTCTGAGTTTTATTGTTATCATTGTAAATGCTGTCATGAGTTTCAGCAATACTCCCTTCCTTGAACCTTTGTATTCCCCAATATCTGAATGTTTTATTTGGTGTATAATAATCTGAATGAGTGTCTTGTAGTGTATGTATGAATCCACCATTTAGAATATTAGAATTGACCATGTATAAATATCTCATATCATCTCCCCATGTAGCAGATTCGCCGTATACCTCTCCATCTATTGATTGTCCAGGCAAATCAAATACTTGTCTGTTAGTATCTATGCTTCCTAGAACTATAGGGAAGATAGGTGCTATTATGAATGTGGTGCCATCAGTTTGGGCATTAACATCCACAATGTGATAATGACTCATGGCTACTGTTTGGGTTGGTTTATAATCTATACTTGCTGATTTTTCATTAGATAGTTTGAATGCAAAATTAGAATCATATGATTCCTCTATTCCTTTTACATCAGTAATATCATATCCTATAGTTCTATCTTTAGAGAATGAACTGATAGAAGAAGTGTTCAATAAATCACTATATGCAAATGCTCCAGAATAAGTTATCTTTTCTCCATCATGGAAAACTACTCCCTTTTCTCCAATAGAGGAATAGTCAGTTGGATATTTTGTAGCATCAAGATTTGCAGCCATTGCTTTCATTCCCGTTAAATAATTGGCATCTCCTAATTTAACTAGCATAATAGAATTAGCATCATGCGCTGTAATCTTTACTGGGAAATCTCCAGTATATCCTTTTAATGTAACAGTAACATTAGATGTTCCTGTAACAGTATCTACCTCTCCTAGAAATACTCCATCATCATTAAACAGTAAATCATATTTCGCCATACCTGCCATTTCAGCAGTATTATTATCTGTTCCAGAAGTAAAGGTAATAGGATTTGTAGAATTAGAAGATCAAATACAGGAGCCAATGAAGATAGAACTATATCATCAGTTTTGTTCAAATTATTACTAGTTATATTACTAAGTAATATTGAAGTTTTATCCCTTCCGGTTATAGTATAGGTTAATATCCCTTCTGTGCTACTGGATTCTATATCTTCTATTGTTCCATTAAATGCTTCATCCTCAATGCAATAGTTACCATTGTAATAATACATAAAGTCAATAGGATTAGGCTGATAGAATTTTTTACTTGTTTTTAATTTAATGTGATTATGTGATGAATCGCCATAGTTTATATCAATGTCATGACCATAAAACTCTATATTCAATAGAACTAACTTTCTATTATATAAACTGTTATCTTTTATATTAATGGTATTACCATGCATAGTTAATCGTTGTAATACATTAGAATCATAAATTACTTCTGTATCTATTGGACAATTACTATTGAGTCCTCCATTCCAAGCCATTACATATACATCTGCACCAGTAAAGGATTCTAAATGTGATGATGTAGTCATTTGAGTCCAAGTAGTATCACTAGCCAATTTTTTGTGAGTGACATTAATATATTGTTTATTATTTGTCGCAACACTTACTGTTGTTACTCTGTAATAGGTATTATTTACTCTAACTATATCTTTATTTCCTAGTGAGGTTGATACTCCATAGTCCACTTCTTTATCTGGTAATTGCTTCAATACTATTGAGAATATTGGTCCAATACTTTCATAGTTACTATCGGCACTATATGGTAACTTGAATTGCTTAAGAGTATTGGTATGTAACGAATTTTTCACTACTAAAGATGCATCTTCTTTTAACTTCAAAAACTGTATGCCTGAACCATCTAATGTTTTAATTCTGGCAATTTGACTAATCTTCTCCTTTGGATTATTTACCCTCAATTCAGTTACAGGATTAACCGCATTATTTTTAAGATGAGAAGATTTATAATACATGTACCTCTTAGGTCCAGTTAAATTGGCCGTAATAGTTGATATTACTCCTGCTGTAGTATATCCAGAGGCTGTAGATTTTAGGTCTCCTGTAGTTCTTTTATAGTTTCTAAATGCATCTTTCCAAATAGTGGGATTAAAAGTATATGTTCCATCTGTTTCATAATCTTTATGTATAGTATCCTTATCATATATTCTATCCACAAAAGTTGCAGATTGATTTAATGGTCCCAAATCTTGTATTTCGTTTCCAAACTCTCTTTCAGTTCTAAATATTGATTGATGAACTGTTCTACCAACATATACTGATAGGTCTGTTTGAGATGTTGTTAAAGGTAACGCATTTCTTGCATAATCCACTCTAAAATTACTTGATGTATCTGTTGAAACATTTCCCATATATATGTAATTATTAGAATTATCTTTGTAATATACACTTTGTCCTATGATTAATGAAGGCTGATTAGAAGGAGTAGTCAAAAGTGCATCAAAAGTAAATTGAGTATCGGCAGAAAGATTTGCATAATCTCCTACATCTGTCCAATCAGCCCACCATCTACAAGTAGTTAGATTGTATTTGGTATCATAATTCAACTGATTTGCATTGGTTAATTTATCTTTATAGAAATACCATGTTGGTCTTGAAACTACACTTGACGCGTCATATTTATCTGTTATAAAATCATAGTTTGTATGATTTGGATTGATTTCATTACCATCTCCACGAAGGCCATAACTAACTGCGACAATATCTGTGTTTCCTACCTCTGGTCCCTGGAATATTTCAAAGTTAGTGTCTTTGGGGATAGGCCCAACATATCTAGGCTCAAATTCAAATCCATCTCCATACTCATCATAGTAGACTATTTGAGTTATTTTGGCAAAGTGTGGTCTTATAGTTGGGTATTTGTCATTACTAGGATGATATATCTCAGGATTAATTAATACAAAATAATCATACAGGTTTAAATCCATTTCTATACTACCACTTCCAATTACCCTTTGATTATGTATTTCACTACTCTTAGAAGAATATGTCCTTAATTTGTAAGAACGGGTTTGTTGTCTATTTTTAGCATATTGAGTAATATCAGTTGCATAGGCAGATGGATATATTCTATTTACTATTTGACTTGAATCGTCAGATGAAATAGTTCCATCATAAGGACCGTTTCTAATCTCAAAGAAGTTAGCAGAAACCCCATCATATTCTGCATTTATGTTAGTTGATTTAATCACAGGATTCACAGATGTATCTGAAAAGGCTGTATTCGGAAATGCAGTATGTTTGCTAGCAAAAGATAAGTCTATATCCTCATTACTATATTTACCATTATTCAATACATAGACATATCGTTCCATTCACTCACCAAATCTGTAGTAAAAAATTATATCATGATACCCTGGGGAAAGACCAGTTGAACTTAATGTTGGTTGAACTCTTCTATACATACTGATTTCGTGTAATTCTCCCATAAATTGTGTATAAGATGTGGCGGGGTCTCTTCCAATATAGCAATCAGTAGTTCCAAAATTAAAACTACTGATACTTACTACTTCTTCCGTTGCTAATATTCCATTGATAAATAATTGAATTGTTCCATTTGTGTGTATTGTACACCCAATCTTATACAGGGTTTCTATGTAAAGTGCCTCTTTTGGTTGTGAAATATATGAGCCACCTGAAAGGGTTTGAGATGTAGCAATACCTTCATATTTACCTAAACTATCATAATAACCGTATAAAGTATTTTGAGCCGTAATAACCGTATCTGATACTATTGGGTCTTCTGATTGAATTTTAACGCCTATACGATATTCTGCTGGTTGATTTACATTGGTGCTTGTGGTGTTTTCCAAATAAAACTGAAAGTTAGCATTATAAAATAGCATCATTTTCTGGTCAGTTCTACTTGTTCCAAAATAATCCTCACTCATATAATCTGTAAGGTTGGAATTATTTGTGTTCACACTTGGAGGGGTCTTTTCGGAATCTCCCATGCCAATAGAATTGTCTCCCGTAGAACCATATCCATTAACATCATATGGTGTAATTATAGCCTCAATAGAAAAGGAATCTGTATGGCCCCAAACACCCTCGCGTAGTTCTAAATCTACACTACTATCTTCATTTTTATCAAGATACTTAAGTTGCAAATAACCATCACACATGACAGGAAAGACTAATGATTTAGTATCTCCTACATATACTCCTGGCATGTTTATTCCTCAAAATGATGTATTTATGAAATCTGATAATACTGTGGCTGCCTGTATGAATGTCAAATTGAACCCAACCAGAGGAGTTTCTGGTCCTGCAAAATTACAGCCAAATGTGCTAACCATTCCTCTAATTCCTTGTATCTTCTTTGATACATCAACAAATGGGTCAAAGGTATCTTGAGTGTGTCCATAACTCCAAGAGGGAACATCGTATTTTCTGTTAGCAAAGTGGAAAGGAATCAATGGACAATCTTCTATTGGGGTATTTGCAGTAAGAGTTTCACCATTAACTACTCTATATTCAAAATTATCATCAACCCTGCTAGGCATTAATATAATTAATTTGGATAAATTTTGGTCTTCATGTAAGAAAGAAGAGTCAACATAGGAATGTAATAATTGCGCTATTTCGTAACTAGTCATATGAACTCGTTTTGCGATTTCATTTTCCCCTCCTTTGAATTTAGTTATTGTTTGGTCATGTATTTTTCCTGTGATATTTATGTCTTTCCGTGCTGCTCCTAAATCCATAACCATAGTAGCAGACTCTCCAGAAATAACCCCAGAGAAAGGAATATCCATAGGGAAAGCCGTTTTAGTGGTGCTAATATCTATTGTTTCACAGAGTAGTGATATTCTATTTGTTTCAATATCATCTTGGTTTGTAACACTTTTTGCTGCCGCCCTACGGCTCAATTCTAACATAACAAAATGATTTCCAGCCAAATCAACCATATTAGAACCTCATTTGTGTATTGGATGTTCTATTCATTCTGAGATTAATTTCTCTTCCAACCTTATCTGCTATGTCTCTTATTTCTATATCAGAAGCACCAAGTCTTCCATTAATGTGAACATGGATAGTATTTCCTCCAGCCATCCTTCTACTTTCTGCATTAGAATGAACTCTTGAACCCTTTGGTAATGTGACTAATTCTGGCCCCTTTTCTCCTACAAGAGTCAATCCACTTCTCATTCCTCCTGTATGGGCGCTTCCAATTAACTTTAAAAATGCACCCACTATTAACAGAGCAATAGCCCGCCCAATAGTAAATGCAGCAGAGTAAAGGAATGTTCCTATAAAAGCAGGGGCTCCAAGTATTGCAACTATTGCCCCCAAGACAATTAATATACTTCCTAAAACGCCAAACCAACTTTTTATGTCCGTAACAGAATTTTCAATAAGTCCTAGTTTTTCCATTATTGGTCCTAAGAGTCCTATAACTATGGCTCCTGCTACTCCAATTAATGTTCCAACTAAACCTATAAGAATCTTAAATGCTCCCAGCAGGATTCCCTCAAAGAGCCCCTTTAATACTAATTCTATGTCTCCTGTCAATGCTCCCTGAATCATCCAAATAAATCCTTTTACTATCTGAATTACTCCTTCTACTACTAATGTTAATGAAGCCTTTATGAATTCCCATGCTCCTTTTAGCATCGGTGCCGACTTTTTGAACCACCCAATAATGAGTGCTAGGACAATTGCTATTCCTGCAAACCACATCATAGCACCCTTGAAGAATGCACCCGCCCCTACTAACAATAGTCCTATTTTCATTCTCTGTCTTAGGAACCATATTTTCACTCCATCCTTTGAGGGGTCTAAGCCTTCTAGAATTGATGCCATTTTTTCCTCTCTCTGTACCTTTTTCTTATATTCATCAGACATTTTCTTCTTCTTTGCTTCGGCGTCTTCCCTTTGTGGCTCAATTGCTCCCAATATTTCTTTTCTTAATTGAATATCACCAAAACCTGCACCTTCAACCATTTCTTTAATTGTGTCAAATTCAGAGACATGCTCTTTGGCCATCTTCATAAATTTATCCATATCTGCCCACATTGCTTCTCCCATTAAATCAAATGCTACCCAATCTTCTTCATTCATAGCATCAGTTACTGCCTGACCCATTTTATAAAAATCATCTGGAATAACCTTTAATTGATTACTTAATTTAGCAAATGACTTCATTTGTTTCAATACCGCTTTATTACTTTCAACAGAGTAATCATTGTATCCTCTAAACACATCAGTTATTGCTCTGAATTTATTTTGAACTGACCAAAAGCCAGGAAGGATACCCGACACTATTCTGCTCATTGTAGTCCATATTCTAGAATTATTGAGGTATAGCATTGAATCCATTAATTTGCCAGTAGATTCATTTAATGCATCTTGAGCACTAACAATACTATAAATTCGGGTTTCCACATCTCCCATAATATCACCTCTTAAGTGTTTTTTGTATTTCCTCAGTTTCTATTCTCTTAACTTCTCCATGAATTAGCATCATTTTTTGAATAATACTAACAGGAGTTTGCTTTGCTTCCAAAGGGTTTATGTGAAAAATACTGCAATAAGAATATAATAATACATCCATTGCTATATCCGGTTTTACCTCAGTTCCTTTCAAAGCCCTACGGTAATTTACTCGTTTCCCTGGTCAGCCCCCATTAAATCCGTAAACGGATTAGGCAGAACTTCCTTTAGTTGTGCGCCGACATATGGCGACAACCTTAACAGTTCTAACCCCGACAGTTGGGGTTCTGTCTTTTCCACAAAGTTCTCGACCATGAATTTATACATTTCATTCATGTCTAAGTCAAGGCTTTGCGTCTTTGCATCTAGTTTCATCACACTAGATAGTGCCTGCTCCACTTGGAGCCATGTGGGTTCTTTAATCCACACTTTCATATATTCATCACTATCAGGGCTTACCCTCAAGTGATGACATTCTGTTTCTGTTCGCGCGAATAGCGCATTCTTATCATTTACTAACGGTCTTTCCATTATTCCACCTACATCTTTGGCCCTACATGGGCCTTACTAACAAACAAACGATTGTTAGTGGAATGATTGAAAGTGTGTCTTACCCTTGTATTACCCACTTCCCTGTATATGTGCATGCATTTAATGTTCTCGGTTGAACAATCATGCTTACTTCAAGTGGCCCCTTATCATCTGGGAATGGTATGTCAACAGATGTAGTTAGGTAGTTATCAAACTTAAGATTTATCTTATCGTTATCTGACTTAGCAAACTCAATCTCAATTGTGCTATCAGTGGTTTCATTTTGTTTCCTAAGTTCATCCCATATAGTCCTATCTGTAATCAATAGATTTAGAGTTAATTCATACATTCTCTGTCCAGCAATATGAGCAGAAGTAATTTTTCTATCATAGTTACCTATGAAACGCTGAGGCGTTAGATTGTTTGTAATGGTTATACTTCCACTCTTAATTCTAGCCATTGTCTGTCCAAATATCTTAATGGTTCCATCCGAAAACATATACGGATTATTAGCATTATCGTCTCCATAATTGAACAAGTTACTAGGACTAGTTACATTTCTCTTTGGGGTATAAGCAGAAGAAGCATCATGTGCCTTTCTAGAAACTGCTCCAACTGTAGCCTTAACATCCTGTCCTTCCTCAAAATTCAGAGTCAAAGTATTAACTTGACAACCTGTGTATATTCTAGTGAAATGGTCATCAAATTCAGTATCATTTGCATAGGTAGTATTTCCTTTTTCATTAGTTATTTCCAATGCAAATGAAGGCAAATCTCCACTATTCGCTTCTGTAATTGTATAGACTATTTTATTTCCATCCCACTTCTTATAATTAGTAGCAGTAGTATCAGTATGTGGGGGTAAACAAGCATCTCCTTCATATCTATGAAAAGTGTTATTTGCAGCATGGAAATAAGTGTATCCAGGTAATTTACCACTACTTGTTAAATTTAAACTTCCATCTTGTTCTGCACTAAAGGTCATTTTACCTAGTGCATAGTAAAGCCAAGCACCATGATTCAAAGAAATATCAATAGATGCTTCTCCAAGAGTTTCTGCTCCCTTGAATTGGAAGCCAAAATTTCTTGTTCCACCCAATGCTAAGTTAAGTTGTTTTGGCTCTGCTTCTACTGTCGGCGGAGAAATGGTATTCACTAGTCCCAACCAATTATCAGCCAAAAGATTGGCTGACCCGTTTGTTACAGTTGGTGCATATAAAGGCGCTCCATATGCTAGAATAGTGCATTGGTATAAATCACCAGGAGTTCCAGATAAAGCCTGCCCAAACTCTAGTTTATTCTCTTCATTACCAATAATTAACAATGTTTGAGATGAAGTTTGGTCTACACCAGAAGAATCAAACCTATCTAATTTAGCCATGCAACCCTTGTAAATATCTTCAACCAATCTATTTGCTGCTGGTTCAGTTGTTAAATCCCAAGTCAAACTTTTCTCGCTATCTGTTGTTTCTAGTAAATTATTGCCATTTTCTACTGTTCCCATCAGATGCGCTTGATGTATGGCTATTTCTGTCTCTGGAATCATCGTTGCCGATAACCCTGCTCCTGTATATACTTCGTTTAATACCATGTTCTTACCTACTTACTTATATGGTTCTCCCAAACCGTTTCATGGATACAGTCATCTTATAGCCTAATAGTTTCTTACCTCTATCGTTAGCCTCACTTCTGCCTGTAATCTCAATTAATTCCGCGCTGGCTTCTAAATCGTTGTTATCGTCATAAACCTTTGGCCTAAGCCCGTTCTTCTCTAAGATGTGCCTCGCCATTTGGTATAAAACTTGCAGTAGTCTGCGGGAATAAGTTAGTTCAGTGTAGTCTCTACGGTGCAATACTCTCAAATGAAGGGTAAAACTATATTCTTCATTTCTAACTGCTCTATCAATTGTTGGATGGGAAAGACTTGCACTATCCTCATATACAATAATTACTGGCTTGTCATCCAAATCTACTCTTTTACCTTTTCCTGGTTGTAATGAACGAATGTCTATGAATATAGGTGTAGGTTGATATGTCCAAGCACCCCCGTTTGCTTGTTTAACATTCTTTTTACCAGCCGCTACTGTGCTGGCATCTGACCAATGAACAGTAAGTAACTTTATTAGAAATTCAACCTCATCCATTTAGAAAACCTTCTATTCCATCTTTTGCTATTTTTAAGACATATTCCTCTGTAGATTTTATATAATTATTCATAGCCGAATCATGAAGTGCTTCCCTGCTTTCCATTGCTATATTACCAAGACCAGCATCCTTGAGAATACGATTCAATTCTATCTCTTTATTGAGAAATTCCTTGAATGTTCTAAGTTTCTCAACCATAATATCACCTAATCAATAAGATGTAATAGTTCCTTTTTACCTTCAATCAGTTGCTTTGCTTCTTCTGTTAGAATCTCATGCTTTGTTTTCAAATCAATATTTGCTCCTGTTTCAGCAATAATAATGCTGTTATCGTCATGGACTAATATCTCTGCCGCTACCAATTTAGTTGCTGCTTCATGTATTTCGGCTGGAACTCTAGATGCTCCTGAAAGATAAGTTACCCTGATAGAGTTATTCTTCAAGAATGGCCAATTCTTTTTGAAGAATATTTTCCCATGATTTCCAAGCATCCACCAATCTGCATTTCTTCCAGAATCTTCATTGTCTGCAAAGGAAGAAGTTACCGCAGTTCCATCAATTGTTTCAATAAGAGAACATATTGTCCCTGCATCTGAAGGTAGCAGGGAAGAAATATCAACTGAATTATCATTCTCCGATGGGGTAGCATAAAAGAAATCGGAGATATTCTTAGTAATGCCGCCATCTTCTGTTGTATTTTTAGGCGTTGTTTCCCCTGTAAACTGTGCGGTGTCGTGTGGAAATACTTCATTTATTGCATCACTGATTTGTGATACTGTTGTTTTTCTACCGAAAACATCATAAAAACCATTAGAGGTTCCTTTAGTTAGGGTAAAGGTATATCCTGCAACCAGAAGTTTTAGTGTATAAGTTTCCGATATGGCCGAATCTGGAGGTGAATAACTAACACTAGCCGAAGCAAGGTCTGTCCAATCATCACCTTGATACACTTCTAATCTTATCATCTTCCTAATCTTTCTAGTATCACATTGTATGAATCCAATATAATCTTTCCAATGAGTAGCAGGATAAATAACTAATCTACCTGATTCAAAATCATGTATTTCTTTCTCCACTATTTCAGGTCTAAATGTATATTTAATCCATCCATCTATTTTTCCCTCTACAGTCTTTATTATTTTTCCTACCATCTCTTTTGATGGTGTAGATGTTTCAGTGAAATATGAAATATCACCATCTCCATCTGCATCTGTAAATGGACTGATTTGAAGTAAATCAGACACATCAACATGGTTTGTATAGTAACCCCTTCCTTTTATATAATCTGGGTTAATGCCAGTAAAATCACTTTCAGACTTTAGTTTAGACATAATTTTTCACCATTTTCTGTAATCTCATAAGTTGCTTTTTTAGATAAAATAAGAACATGGTAGCATTTGGTATGCTATCAATCCACAATGTTTGTCCTCCTTCTGGTGCTCTATCAGGCTTGGGCCTCCTTTTGCGTGGTTCATCATAACCCGAAGGAATAAACTTTCCTCTTTCGCTTTCTCCTGGTGTCCATTTACCATATACTGAACCTGTTTTAGCATAATAATCAGAATATTTTAGTGGATTATGTGCTGTGAATTTAACCGCCAATAAAAGATGCCCTCCAGAATCCTTTCCTTTAGGGGCTCCCATAGTAAATGTTAGTTTTCCTTCCCCTCCATGTGCAATACCAGGAGTAATTGCTTTATTTAATTCTTCTCTAAATTCACTTGAACGCACATTTGCTAAGTCTATTTTGCTAAGGTCAGGTTTATCTATATCATCAAATAATTTATGTTCCGCAAACTGTCCACCTGGAAATCCCTGAATAAGAGGTCTACTTTCTTGTCTAAGTCTTTTGGCCTCTTTCTCTGCTATTTTAGACATTCCTTGTATTTTATATTCTTGTATCAATTTAGTTTCAAGAGCGTCCTTATTTTCTTTACCATCTAATAATTTGCCAATTAACTCAAACTCTTCATTAGTATAATCAAAATGACTCTCTCCATATTTCTCTAGGAAATTCCCTTTACTATTTTGTAGTAGATAACTCTTCATTTTGTCTTTATCTATAACTCTATAAAGATATAGATAGATAATTAATTCTTCATCGACAGATTCACTATCTAACTGCTTTTCCCACTCTAGTTTAATATTAATTCTTCTCAGATAATATTTCTCTTTATCTGTTAAATCCTGAATAGCAGATACATCTACATCCCAATTTTTCCTTTTCCAACTAATATACCTTGCATCTGGAGTTATGTCTCCTATTGGAAACTGTCGGGTGGGTAATCCTTCTGAATCTTGGTCAATCAATGCCTCCCATTTTTCCAATACATCACTATTTTCAATTGTTTCATCTTCTTCGGATTTATCTTGTATTGATGCTTTCATATTCATTCCATATTCTTTACGAAGAATTTCAAATGCTTCATCAAAATGAATAGTTATTTGTCTCATATCTAATATATCTCTGCCTTCCATTCTTCTAGTTTTAGCATGATGAATATATTCAATTATTACTGTATTCTTTATCTTTCCTAATGTGGTGTCTTTTCCGCCAGGATGCTCTTCAACTCTTTTCAATATTTCAAGAACAGGTTTAAATGGGCTTTTACTTAATGCTGCATTATACAACTTTGCTGACCGTTCACCCTGTCTATATCCCATAATTTTTTGCTGTCCAATTCTACCTATACTTGGCCTTCCAGTAGTAGCATCCACAGTATCTAATATATCATTGAATTGAGATGCTCTACCCCTTTCCGGCATATTTCTTCTAATATTAATTATTACTTCTTTATCTTGTTTAGGAATCCAGTTTTGTTTCTCTAAAACATGTAATAGTCCTTCCTCAACAAATTGTTGGGGGTCTAATGATTTTCCCTGAGAATCTTTTGTTTCAGACTTTGAATACATAATTGCCTCATGTATTTCCTTCCAGGCAAACTCAATATGTCTAATGTATTCCTCTTCATCCACTTCCATATCATGTGTATACTTTGCAACTTTATCCAATACTTTAGGTTGAAGTAAAATCTTCATGCTCCTTGATATGTCTGATAACCCCTCATCCATTGGGGCCATTAGATATTTGAGCATATAGACAAATAATGGGTGTTTAGATGGTGGTCCCACTAGGTCTTCATCATTCAATTCCAAGTCGGACTCCCCTATAGTATAGGGGCGGCTTTTAACCGTAAAGGACTTGGGTATTTTAATGTCCATATTACTCCACTCATGCTAACCAAGAAGCCCAGGCCAATCCTTTACTAATGGCGTTACCTAGACCCAATCCGCTAGTTGGTGGGGTATATGTTGCTTGTCCCGTCATAGGGTCAACCCAATAAGGATTCCCCATTGTATCTGTTCCTGCCGGTGGAACAGGGTATCCGCTTTGATTGTTAAATGCTTGTTGTTGTTGCATCATCATATTGTTAGCAGCGACACTTGGATTGCCCCCTTGAATATCCATAGGATTCATACCTTGTTGATTTGGCATAAATTGTTGTTGCATAGATTGTTGTTGAGGAATAGATGATGATGTGAACCCCTGAGCCTCTAAATATTGTTGTTTAGCCATCTTTCTTTGCATTATAACTTCCGTATTAAGTGCCGATGCTAAAAGCATTTGTATATCTAATGTAATGTTTTCAGCAGTAATGCTTTCGTATTCTCTCAAAGCATCTGAATGCACAGATATTTCTCCGTTAGAATTAGATACGAATTTCAATTTAACCAACATTTGGCTGACTACTCTTTCAATAACATCTTCCATTAATTTTTCTAGTGAACCAAAGAATTGCTCTCCATGATACTGAAAGAACTCTTCCACATGATTCTCTTGCAGAGTTAGAAGATTATTCATCACCTTAAAATCTGCTTGTCCTTGTGTCGTTATCTGACTAGATATTGAACTATTACTTGTTCTCCATGCCATATTATTCTACCTCTTTTTCTTCTATTGTTTGTGGAATTATTTCTGCTCCATCTGTAATTAGTTTCAGAACCCTTTTATTGATAGATTGACTCTCAATAGTTAACCTAAACATTTCATCTTCTAATGTTTCTGATTGCATTGTTGGGGGTCTAATTGTCCAGCCCACCTCACTCAATGCTTCGATGTCGGATTGCCTTAATGAAGTTAGCGGTGCTGATTGTAATAATTTGGGTATTCTGGGTGTAGGAAGGAATGTTCTAAATTCTAACCCGTGTTCTTCTGCTATCATGTGTTGCTCCAACATTTCATATTGTCGGTGTAAACCTGAGTGTTTCTCACAATAATTCCCTCTCATTGGATAACCCTTTCTAACTTTGTGTAAAGGAATAGTTGGTCTCATTGGGTCATTTGCTTCCCATATCTTATGGGTTCCACAAACTACACATCTATCTTTAGTATTGAATTTGAATCCATAAGGCATCTTAAGGAATGACTTCTTTTCTGGCCAAAGAATATTAATCAATTCCTTTATTTGTTTCCTGGGTTTGGTGCTCTTATAATCATAATTCATTATTCCACCAGCAGCGCGAGCAAACTTAATTGGAGGTAAAAATGGATTGGCTGCTGTGCTAGTAGTAGCACCAATTAAAGAGGGAGGCGAATATTGCATACTCATCTAATAGTCCTCTATCATTGTTGCCACGCCTCTATATACCATTTCTGAATCTGATTTTGCACTAACTATATATTTGAAACAAGGTATTCCTATATCGTTCAACTTAGCCATTCCATCTTTGAATGATTCAAATATTGGGTGTTTCT